AGGAATGGGCGGCGCAGGGGTTACTTACGTTCGTAAATGCTGAGGAAATACCACCGGATTTACCAGTTGCATGGGCAGTAAATAAAGCCGCCGAGCTGAAAAGCTCAATTCTGCGCGCCGGAATCGACAGTTTCCGCTCACATTGGTTACGCCGAGCTTTAGACGAATACGGGTTTCACGACAATAAAAGCGAGTATAAACGGATTTTTACAGTTCGTCCCGGCACGGAAATGAGGTATATTCCGGTGATTTCAAGTGCGTTCATTAACGGTCAAATCATTTTCGGCGACAATCCGCTCATGCGGTGGTCTGTTCATAACACTAAAATCAGCATGAGCAGCAAGGGCAACATTACATATGATAAAATCGAACCTAAAAGCCGTAAAACCGACCCGTTTAAGGCATTTGTACAGGCTATTTGCGCCGCAGAGGATTTATTAGACCGAAGAACCGGCGGCAATCTTTCACTTAAAGACCTGCCCGGCGTAGTGACATTTTAGATAGGAGCTGTTTAATTGAAGTTTTCAGAAAAATTTAAAAAGCTATTCGGATATAAATCTGAACCGGATTCAATTACGGTTGAAATGCAAGCGGCAAGCGGCTTAAAAGACTTTACATCTGATGATGAATATAATCAGGCTCTTGATTTTGCCGCGCTTCAGCATTTTGCGTCACGGCTTGCAATCGGTTATATATCAAACAGCATTTCAGCGTGCGAATTCCGTATTTTTAATAAAAGCGGCGAGCTTTTCGGCGACGATTATTATCAGTTGAACGTAAAGCCTAATATTTATCAGACGGCATCGGAATTTAAACAGCAAATTACAAAAATTTTAATTACCAAGGGCGAGGTTTTAATTATTGAACATGCCGGGCAGCTTGCTGTTGCCGATAACTATCTGCTTTTAACAGATAATCCTTTAAAACCTGTGTTTACGCAGGTTTCTATTTTCGGTAATTTCCAAACCAACCGGAATTATAACATTGATGATGTTATATTTATCCGGCATAATGACAGACAAATTCAAAATTTTTTAAGCGGTATTTTAACGCAGTATGCCGGATTAATGGGCGCGGCGGCAGACAGTTATAAAAACGCAAGCGGACAGAAAGGAATCGTTGATATTACCGCGCAGGAGTTGGCAAGCGATAAGTTTTCAGAAAACTTTGAAGAATTAATCAATAAGCGCATGTCTAAGTTTTTTAAAAACCCAAATGCTGTTATGCCGATGTTTGAGGGCTATAAATACACGCATATTCCCAAACCGGACAAAAGAAACGAACCGGCAGACATAAACAACCTGAAAGACAACGCTTTATCTTTAGCGGGCGCGGCGTTCAGAATCCCCTCGGGAATCCTTAAAGGCGACGTCGCAAATATTGCAGAGGTTGAAAAGCTGTTTATAAAATTCTGTCTGAACCCGTGGGCGGAGCGAATCGGGCAGGGCTTCTGCCGCAGCATGGTCACACCGGCGCGGTTTAAGCAGGGATATAATCTTTTTCTTGATACCGCAAGGGTTCAGCTTACGAACCTTTTCGATATGTCGGCAAGCATAGATAAAATATTCAGCAACGGGCTTCAGAGCCAAAACGAAATTCGCCGTAAATTCCGTGAACCTGTCATAAACACGCCGGAAGCCAACGCGCATTTTGTGACTAAGAATTATGAAGAGCAAGGAGGTGAAAAAAGTGAGTAAATTTTTTGACATTAAAATGTCAGCAAATACGCCAAAAACCGTTGAAATCTATATTTATACCGATATAGAAGCCGATTCAAAGAAATGGTTCAGCGGCGAAAAAATCAAAAGCGAAACCAGTGCGGAAACATTCCGCGAAACCTTAGCGGCGGTCGGTGAATTTGATAACATCAATATTTACATAAACAGTCTCGGCGGGTCGGTTAAAGAAGCCGTTGCTATTCATAATCAGCTTAAACGCCATAAGGCGCATAAAACTGCTTTCATTGACGGTTTCTGCTGTTCGGCGGCAACGTTAATTGCACTCGCCGCAGACGAAATCATCATGCCGAAAAACGCGGTGTTTATGATACATGAAGCATGGGTGTTTGCCGCCGGTAATGCGCGTGCGCTTCGCAAAACAGCCAATGATTTAGATGTTGTCAACGGGGCGGCGCGTGAAATATATTTAGCACGTAAAACAGAAGCTTTATCTTCTGCCGCACTGATTGACATGATGGCGCAAGAAACATATTTATCGGCAGAGGATTGTATCAAATACGGCTTTGCAGACAAATATGCCGATTATGAGGTTGATTTTGAAAAGGCAAAAGCACAGCTTAAAAAAGAAAAAGCGGACGCGCAGAATTCAATGCTCGGCAATGGATTTGCCGCGCAGGAATTTGCGGCGCATTGCGCCGCGTTTGCGGATAAAATCTGCGCGGCGGTTGAAAAAATAGAAACATCTGCTATTCAAGACCACCCCGTCTTTAAATGCGAAGCAAATTTAAAGACATACCCCATCCAAGGAGGGGAATGTGAAAAACCTCACATACAATCAGCAAATACCATAGCGGCAATGATGACCGCGTTTAACGCGGTGTATCAACCACCCCGTCTTTAAATGCGAAGCAAATTTAAAGACATACCCCATCCAAGGAGGGGAATTTTTATCCCCCGCAAAAACAAGGGGGTATCATCTACATAAAAAAAGGAGAAATTTATTATGCAATTAAAAGCACACGTAGCAGAAGAAACCCGCGCATTAGCAGCCGAGCTTCTCGCGGCAATGAAATGCGAAGATGAAGCGGAACGCGCACAAATGTTCGTAGAAGCATTTTCCGGTTTTACCGAAAAAGTTGAAAACACAGTAGGCGAAAAAATCGAAACCGCACTTAGCGCAATCGACAACAAAATCATGTCTAAACGCGGCGAAAGAATGATGACATCAAAGGAAAAGGAATTTGCCGAAAGCCTGAAAGCCTCCGTGATGAGCGGCGACCCGCAGATGTCAATCACCGACCTTGACAAAGCCTTTCCCGAAACAATCATTACAACCGTGCTCGAAGACGTGAAAACAGACCATGAATTACTTGACGTAATTAATTTTGTAAATACAAGCGTTGTTACAAAGTTTATTTACAGCAAAGACGTCAAAAAAATGGCAAGCTGGGGACCTTTGAAGTCCGGATTTTATGAAAACCTCGGCGCGGCAATTGATACTATTGACGTGACTTTCTGCAAGCTGTACGGTATGCTGACTGTGCCGAAAGATATGATTGATGTCAGCCCGTCATGGCTTTTAACCCTTGTGATGATGATTCTGTCGGAAGCAATATCTAACGGTCTTGAAAACGGCATAATCAACGGCGACGGTAATAATATGCCAATCGGCATGAGAAAAGACCTTAACGGTAATGTTGTCGGCGGTGTGTATTCCGATAAAACCGCTGTTAAGCTCAATACGCTTGCGCCTGTTGAATATTGCGGCGTTGTAGCAAAGCTGACCCGCACCGAAGACAACGAGCCGCGAAAAGTCGCTCAGGTGATTCTTATCTGCAATCCTACCGATTATCTGACAAAGATTCTGCCGGCATCAACACTGCTTACCCCGGGCGGGGATTACAGAAATAATATTTTCCCGTTCCCTACACGTGTTATTCAATCAGAACACCTGAAAGACGGTGAGGCAGTTCTCGGGATTGCGGATAAGTATTTTATGGGCGTCGGTATGCCGAAGAGCGGACGCATAGAATACAGCGACCATGTGAAATTCATTGAAGACGTGCGTGTTTATGCTTGCAAGCTTCACGGGAACGGACGTCCGAAAGACAACAACGCTTTCGTACTGCTCGACATCAGCGAATTACAGCCGCTTGTTTTCAATGTCGGGTTAAATCCTTCCATTACGGGAAGTTCAGCTTCCGTTACCCTTTTCAAGGGCATTACAGAGCTTACCATAGGAACGCTTGACTTATCACCTATATTCAGCCCCGGTGTTTATACATACACCGCAGATACCACCAACGCGACGAATTCGGTAAAAGTAACAGCTGACGCGGGTGTTGATGTAATAATCAAGCTTAACGGCACGGAAATGTCTAACAACACAGGCGCGTTGTGGCAACCGGGCGCGAACTTATTGGAAATCACGGCAACTGACGGATTTGCTTCTAAAACCTACACCGTCACGGTTAATAAAACATGATGACGGATATTTTATTACCGGAAATACGCAATTACCTTGATATTACGTGGGAAGACCCTGCGCAGGACAAAAACCTGCTCATGTATATTGAATGGGGCATATCGCGTATTTCCGCGCTTTGCGGAGCTAAGACAGAAGATTTTACCGAAAACAGCGCGGCAAAAGAAATATTGTTTGATTATGTCCGTTATGCCTTTAATCACAGCCTTGAAGATTTTGAACGTAATTTTCAAAACAAAATCAACACGCTGCGGATTTATAATCAGACGCGGGAATAAGGGGGTACGGGGGGTTACCCCCCGTCAAACCACCCCGTCATTAAAATTGCAAAGCAATTTTAATGACATACCCCATCCAAGGAGGGGAATTAAATAAACCTATAGGTGTAATAAATGAAGCAAAAACAACGAACCGAAACATTCAATGACGGCATAGCGGCAATATACAGCACCGAAAACATCGCACTGCCGGGCAAAACACCTAAGCAAGGGCTTGTGTTAAAAGCAAGCCTGCGTTTCGGCTGGCAGACGCTGACGCTTAAACGTCAGGAAGCCGCACTTCAATATGAAAGTATTGTTACGGACGTTATCAGAGTGTCTTTAAACCGCAGTATATTCAATAACGATATTGTTATTTTAAATGCGGACGGCAACCGGTATGAGGTTATGCTCGTACAGCACGTGAAAGCCTCAACGCCGCCGAAAACGGTTTTAACCCTTAGACGTTTGGAAAATTAACCACTTTTCTACCCCCGTTAAACCACCCCGTCAACCAATCTTCGGATTGGTTGCCACCCCTCCAAGGAGGGGAATACAGAAAATCCGGAGGTTTCAATGACAATTCAAGCGTTTGAATCTATAATTAAAACAATTTCAGAAGAATTCAACATTGAATTTTCCCGCAACCAATCCCATAAAGCAAGCGGCAAGCGTTTAGTTTGGAAATCGCTTGCAAAGAAATTCCAGTATGCAGAGGGCGAAATAATCGGCAAGCAACAGCTCGGGCAGGTAGATTATTATACTGATGATGATGATGATACCTTTCCGGATTTGTTTGAGGTCAGGCTTTCCGCAAATCGCGTAGCAGTTGCATCCGAATTTTCAGGGCAGTGGGACGATATAACAGAGCTGAACCGCCACACATGGACGGTGGAGTTTTAAAGAAATAAACCACCCCGTCAGGCTATGCCTGCCACCCCTCCAAGGAGGGGAATTATTATCCCTCTTAAAAGCAAGGGGGCTGTCGGGGGTCTACCCCCGTTAGTTTCCCATTTTTAAAACATTTAAAAAGGAGAAAATAAAATGAAAGCATCATATGACGGAATCGGGCAATTAGCAATTGCGCCGGTCAAAACAGACAGCGCGGAAACGATAGAGTATGACACCGTAACAAAGTTTCCGAAATCGCATATATCCATTACAATTACGCCTACATCGAACAGCGGGCAGCAGTGGGCTGAAAATCAAAGCATTAACAACTGGGCAAGCAAAACCGGCGGTACATTCAGTATAGTTGTTGCGTATCTCAGAACCGAAGAAAAAGCAGTCGCTTACGGTGAAACGCTTGATACGGCTACCGGAGTGCTTGTTTCAAACAAAGACGACGTTATACCGGACGTCATGCTGATTACATTGCTCAGAAGCAACGATACCAACACGCTGATTAAACTTCCGAAAGCAAAGCTCAGCGGCGCGCCGATTACGGGCACAACCGAAACGGAAGGCGGGAAAACGCTTTCAACCGTTACAATCAGCGGAACGTACGGGGCTACGATTTATGACGGCAACGACAAGTATGAAAAGCAAGGCGTTACCCAAGAATCAGATATAACCGCATGGTTTGATACAGCGAAAGGCGGTCTTCCTGAAAAGCCAACAACACCGTATACACCGCCGGGCACGGGGGATTAACCCGTGAACATTAAACGAGAACGTTATCCTATTAAATTCGGAAAATCCGGTGCGTACCTGCGCTTTGATATAAGCGCGGCGCGCCGGCTCGCCGAAGAGTCGGAAATAGAATTATATGACCCCGAAAGCTGGAAGACTACCGACTGGTTTAAAATCTTTTCGGCAGGGCTTATGGATTATTTTGAAAATTACGGTTTTTCTACACAACCACCCCGTCAGGCTACGCCTGCCACCCCTCCAAGGAGGGGAATGTTTATCCCCCGTAAAAACAAGGAGGCAAACCACCCCGTCAACCAGTCTATTGTAAAATTAATTTTTGCCGGCATGACTGACGGCGAAATCCTTGAACATTTATACAACGCGCTGATTTTATCACTCCCCCCGGCAAAAAAAGAGCCTATCCCGAAAAAAAGCAAAATCAAAATAGACTTTAAATATCTTCGGCATATTTTCTGCGACGTGATGAACGGCTCGGAAGCTGTCTTCTATGAATCTACCATACGGGAAATTGACGAACGTTGGGACTTATTTGCGATTTACAAAGGGATTAAGGAAAAGCCGATGTTTTCAGATGAGGTTTATGAGGAGCTGGTGAGGTTGGAGGGGGAAGAGAGAAAGAAACCGCTCCATAAAACGGAACGGTAACGCGAAATTCATTCAGCTAAATGAAGATATTCTTTTAATCCTTGCTGTAAGATTTGGGAGAATGGCGCATTTGCTTTTTCCGCTTGATTATTAAGCCATGCGGGAATTGATAAAGTCTTTTTAACTGCTTTAGTATCATAAAATCTTCGATATTCTATTGTATCACAGCAGATAAGAGATACAACACTGTTTTTATCTGCTTTAATCGTTTTACTATCGGAAGGCGGCGGTATTTCTTTTCTTTCCTCTTCCATATCATAAAGCATTAAGCATAAAGCGTCTTCTGCCATTTCAAGTGCGCCGGGCATATCATCGCCGTCGGTATAACAACCTTCTATATCGGGAAATAAAACTGAATATCCTCCGTCATCTTCTTTGGTAAAAACAGCCGGGTAAACATATTTAGCCATAAAATACTCCTTTCATTTAAGCCCTGCTTTACTTTTAATTGAATCCAAAGTGCCTTTTTTTACTTCTTTGGCATCGTGTCTACCTACTTCAAATTTTTCACCTGTTGCAGAATTTACCCATATTTCGTGGCGTTTTCCTTGTCGGTGCAGAGTAGACCCGTTTTTCTTAAGTAGTCTTTTTAATTCTCCGTATGTCATTTCGCAACCTCATTTCTCGTTCACATTATAACACGTAATAATACGTATGTCAAGGTTTTATAAAAATATTATTCATTTTTAGGAGAAAAATATATGGCATTTTTTGAAATAACCGATAACGGCAATATCATGGCTTTAATAAAAGAGCTTGACGGAATAAGCGAAGAATTAAAACAAGCAGAAATTGACGCCATGCGGGAATCGGCAAACATTGTTGCAAATGAGCAAAAGCGTTTAATCGCTGAAAAATCGCCGAAACTGGCGGAGCTTATTACTGTAAGCATACATCAAAACCAAGCCAGAACGAAAGCAACTGTAGGCTTCAGCGGTGATGTAATCAAAGAACATCCGGAAGTTCTTGTTATGGAATTTGGACGGCCCGGGTTAAGTCCGAGTTCAATGAGGCGTCGAAAATATGGATTTAATAAAGACAGCCTTGGCAGAAACATAGGAAAAGTTGAGGGAATCGCGGCTATACGCAGAGCATGGTTCAGTAAGCGTGATGAAGCGTCACAAAAATATATTGATAAAATGCTCAACACTGTAGAAAGGCATTGGAATAAATAATGGCTGATAAAAGAACAATGTCTGTTAATTTCGCGGCTTCATCAGCAGAATTTGCCAAAGGCGTTGAGGGCGTGAAGGCGTCGCTGACAGAATTAAATGCGAAATACGAAGAAAATAAAACTCATTTAAAAAGTGCCGAAGACGCGCTAAAAGAATTAGTTAAAGAACACACAAAAGCAAGTAACGCCCTTAAAGAAATGCCGTCGCAGGGAGTTTATAAATCTGCGTACGAAGAACAATCAAAAATTGTTGATGAACTTGCTAAAAAAATAAACGAAGCACAGTTTGCTATCGCGGATTTTAAAGCAGAAGAACAACTTCTAAAACCGCAAATAGACGCCGCAAATAAAACACTTAAAGAGCAGTATAATGCGTTTAATAATTTAGAAAAAAGCAGTAAAGAGAATGTAGGAGGTACTTCAAAACTTAATACAGAAATGCGTTCGCTTATTAGCACTTTAAAAACCGGAAATATTAACATTTCATCGTTATCAAGAACCGCTTCCGGCATGGGCTCATCTATTAGTGCTTTAACAATTGGTATAGGTTTATGGATAACGGTTTTAAAAAAGTTTAATGAAGAATACGAAAGACAAAAGCAACAAGCGTTAGAAAATATACGTATAAGGCAAGAAGAAAAAGCCATAATTGCCGAATCAGCAAAAGCAGCTATGCAAAAAGCCGATTCCAGCCGACATGAATATGAATCATTAAAAAATCTTACTGACGAATATGAAAAAATCGGTATAAAAACTAATTATACAAGCGAAGAAAAAGAAAAGCTGATTCAAATACTGTATTTGTCAATAAAAAAGTATAAAAAATATAAAAATAAATTTGTAGTACCCGTTAATAAGAAAATAAAAACAAACGAGAAAATCATTTTCTTTTGGTTCTTTTCTTT